ACCTCTTTCTTCCGGGCATTGCCGGATATATTAAAAGCCGGGCACGCAACTATATAGTCACGCGCTCGGCTTCTGTACGATATTTATTATTTTTCGTTTATTTACTATTCCCACCTAAACAGCGACTTGCAAAACAAAGTATTGATAGCCTCGAAAAATACTTTCAGAATTAAATCTGGTACCGATCGGACGGATGTAACTGCTATTGACAAAAGTTCTGCAACTTCAATATATAATGCTCCCTGCCTTGTGCATCAGGTTAGCGGGACAATATTGACCGGTATGCCATCATCTGAGACTTCCGGATTCGTAGGAATCAGGACTGTACATTTTTACGATGTTAATAACATTGTTATCGAACTTCTGTCGTTGAACGCTCCATTCAAAACGTACTACAGAAAATATAATGGTTCATCATGGGGCGATTGGTATTATACTGCCGCGACGAAGGTATCCTAAGATTATTCAGGCGTCGTGACGTACCAGTCTGTCCAACGGTCTACATTGTACATCATATTCTAGAATGTCTATGAGTGCGTGTGTAGCTTCCTAAGCTATCTTAATAAATGAATTATCCGCATTTGTCCTAACCCAAATTCTACCATTAGTACCGATAAAAATGATGGCAAATCTATTATTCGCTCCGAATATCCAGGCATATCCAGTTGCTGGAGCATTATATTTTTCGGCAATGCTTGAATTAGAATAATAATATCCGCCTGGTACTGCTTCTTGGCTTAACAAATCAATTAAATTATTATTGTATGAGTAGAAAAGTGAAAGATTATTTTTTGAATTTTTCACCGACATGTCGCTGTTTAGTGATTTAAGTTCATCCTCCACAGTAACGCCATCATCCGGATCCCCATAATAGCAGCACTTCGCATGAGACCATGCATATACCTTTGTTTTTACTCCATCAATTACTCTCGTCATCCATCCGGTTTTCAATGTCTTTGCCATAATTACCTCCGCTTTCATAAAATAAACGAAAAAGACTAGGCGCTATGACACACCTAGTCCTTGCTTTTCTTCGAATCTTCTGTTGAATTCTGCAATCCAAAGCTTGAATTTTTCCTCTTGGCTTATCGCGGGTTCCTTTTTCCCAAGTTCAAAAGGCTTTTGCGGGTACTTAACATGCTTTCCAAATATTGCGCCAATTGACATCATAGTATATTGCCCTTGGAACCACGCAGAATAATTGATTACCTGCAGCTGCTCTTTCACTTTCGCGATGTGGGCTTCTTGGTAGGCATTCATAATCCTTGGGTTGAGCTGCCAAAAAATATCATACGGAATCCCATATCGGATTGCAGCCGGGAGCCATACCTTTTCAATAATTTCCGTAAATGACCTCGGCTTTTCCGTTACAACTTCTATTCCTCCGTCTGCTTGGATGACTTCGACTTCTTCTCGGTCTCGTCCATACCGAGAATTCTTCTGAAAAAATCCGATTCGTTAATCGCCTTCACAAATGCCTGATAAATTTCCTGCATGTTGCCGCCTCCATAGATATGCTGTTCTGCAAGTCTATTTGCTTCCTCGCGATCACAATCTACGCACAGCATGATAAACGCGCTTGCAGGAGCAAAAAGCTGCTGCTTTTTGAACATGGATATAACATCATATCCTTCGCTTTCCAGTTTTTCCATGTGACCAAATCCTAACTTCGGGCACTCATATTTCTTATTATTGATCGTTACTGTTGACATTAAATTCCTCACTTTCTTCCGATTCCTCGGATACCTCTACTGGGTTTACTGCCGTTTCAGGCAGATCAGAGGCGGTTTGCGCCGCCTCTCCTGTTCAAGCAGTTGCTGCACTCAATTCAATCTTGGTTGAAGGAGAAACTGCAATTGTCATCTCACGAACAGAATCGACCTCGCCGCTATTTACATACACAGAATGCTGCCCCTGCCATGTGGCAATACCGTCTTTTCCGTTCTCTCCCATTTTCAATCTGTAATAAAGATTTTTCCTTGCCTTTGTGTTAACAGCAATATACGATTTCAAGGTGTAATTCGCCTTGAACGACATGGAATCCATTTTCTGGACGCCCAACATTGACGTTTCCGTATCGTCCTCCATATCTGTAGTTTTAAGCGTATTCGGCTCTCCGCCTAAGTCCGGATAAGACTTGATTCTGCAAAGCTTCTCGTATGTTGTCCCATCCTCACTTGTCTCCAGAATCGTGCCAATTGTACTTACAGCCTTTTCTTCTACTGCTGTCGTTGTTACTTCTGCCATAATTTCCTCACTTTCTACCGCATAACTTTGAGCGGTCAGCGGATGCCTCACGTGTTGGCATCCGGCGCATAAAAATAAGAGCCTTTCGGCTCCCGGTTACATTGTTTCAATATCGCCAGCTCCGAACGTACGCCGGAACCTTGCAATCATAATCTTTTTATCCCCGGACGAAATTTCTTCCGGTCCGTATATCAACGAATATCCCATGGATAACATTACATCACCGGCTTTATCCAGAATGTTTCTCGCGTCGGTCAATGTCGTTGTGGCGTATGCTTTCATTTCAATCGTGGAAATAATTGCGTTCTGCTTTGTGTGTTCTAAATCTTCCTCTGTGGATGGTTCGCCAATGGAATCCACATTTAAAGTCGGGAATTTTGCCGGAGTGCCGTTTCTGGTGGAAGTCATGTTCAGCGTTTCCGTTGTGTAAGGCGCGCCTTCATCCTTGCATAGTCTCTGGCTCAATATGGAATTAACCTTTGTTCGTACACTAAGCATTGTTAATCACCTTCCATTCTCCCACCGCCTAACTGTTGAATACTTCTCTTGCGATTTTTCTGATATTCAGCAACATTTCTGTACTCGCTGAATACATCGGCATTGTCGCCTTCGTACCATGCGTATAATGCCATTCCCCGTTATCGTCCGGATACCACCATCCATCCTCGAATGCGTGCGTCTGCCCCGGAAATGTACCAACGCCAAAACCAAATTCTCCCGCTTTTGGATTGTCTACCGGATTGTAATGAATACCTGCGCCAAACTCTATCATCAGAAGCATGTTTGCGTCTCCATAATCAGTATGTTGTGTTACGCCGGTAGCAATCAGCATTGCCTTGCAGCCGGTCTTTTCCGGTTGAATATCAGTTGTAATAGTGACGTATTTTCCCAAGGGGCTTTCGTTTACTCCGATTTCTGCGGTAGCCTTTCCAAGTTCCGCAAGTCTCCGGCAAAACTCCTCGCATTTCCGGTTCAAATCGGCTTTGTACTTTTCCAATTCCTTGATTGCGTTCTGAATACTAGAAACGCTAAGATTCATGGTTATTTTCTTTGACAATCAGACCACCTACTCTGAAACAACCCAATCCTCTGCCAGCATATCCGCCTGGCTTGCTAACCATCCCATTTGCACACCTGATGTACCAACAAATGCAATAGCTTTGTTTCCGATAGCATCATGATTGCAATTAACGACAGCTTTGTCCGCTCCAACATAGCTGATATTTGTAGCAAGTTCTATGTACTGGGTTTTACCATTCCATCCTTTACGGGAAACTCTCTGACCGGATTTGAGCCGTCTGATTGCTTCTCCAAATGTAAATGTGTGGATATTCAAGTCTTTCACATTTACATCTCCAACAATCTCCCAATCATCACGAAGAATGAAATTTAGAGTATAGTCAACATTGTCTGTTTCCCGGATATCGAGGATTCCTCCATCCTTGCAATACATCTTGATGGAGCCATCTTCCCAAGACCAAAATCCAGCCCATTCCGGGCATTTTACTTTTGCACCCTGTTTGAGTGCTTCATATGCTTCTGAAAAATTCATTGCTTTCCTTTCCCTTTCTAAAATCCGTCTTCTTCTCCGCTTCCCACATCAGTATTGCCGCCCGAATCCGGCGTTTCTTCCTTACTGGTAGAAGAATCTACCACAACCGATTTTGACCGTTTTTTGACCGCAATCCTCAAGCTGTTTAAGCCGTCCAGAGGTAACGCCGCAACCTCATAATCTGCGCTGTCGGGATTTACCGTACCGTCAGCATTGAATACCGGCTGATTCTTTATCCAGATAAGGGATGTTTCATCAATCGGCAAGGACGTATCACACGTACTGATAATCCGGTCGTAGGACACATCTTTTCCGAATGGGGATTCTTCTGCGTCACTCTGCCCGGGGGATAGAGACGCATGAAAAAGAACCGGCTCTTTGTAACCGGCTCTCGTTTCCAACTCTGGATTTCCATTGGCATCGTATATTGGTATTTCGTTGTCGTACAACGAATAGTACATTGGTCGCTGATTCTTTTTACAATTCCTCATAGCTTAACCCCGGCTTTTACATGCCACTTTCCGGTGTAACAACGAAGTTTTCCCATTTCTTGTATGCGTCAACATAGATTTCACTCTTATCGCCGTTATGGGTGATTTCGTAGTACATGCCATCAGAAACATTGGTGCTGGCAAGCGCCTTGTTATTCTGCAATGTTTTACAGCTCCAAACAATAAAAACATCATCTTCTGTGATTCTTTTATTGTCTGTTTTTTCAACGTGCAAGTTGAAATAGTTTGCAACAATTTTTTTGCACAAACTTAAAAAAGCATCGTTATCCATTTCCTTTTCCTCGCTTTCATAATAACAGCACTCTACCCACCACCGCCAAATGAGTGCCGCCCTGCGGATTTCTCCACGCACAATCTTCTAAACGCCACTTAACCCAGTAGCCGGAAGATAACTGGAGGATCACCAAACCTTTCTATACAACCGTTGCAAAGCCGATCACATCACTATACGCCATGATAGACTGGCTATAAGTTCTGGAAAAACCATTTTCGCTATGGCTAAGCTGATTCTCGACGCCCTCTTTAGCGTCCAGTTCCACCACCGCCATAGCGATTTTTGCAATATTCTTTTCCATGTCTGCCAGTATCTTGTCTTCATCCCAAGTGCCGGGATAATTGCGGATTGCCCGAAACTGCTCAACGGCAAGCTGAATGACCAAACCTTTCGCTTCATATCCCAGATATTCAGTTGTAAGATTTTTCACTTTCTCAATAAAATCATCCATCTTGCCGCCTCACAATCATTTGTTACGCCTTTGCGGTAACCGTAGCAATTCCTGCCTTAACTGCCAGATAATCAGAATCACACTCAATGATAAGGATCTGCTTTCCGGTTGCTGCCGTAATATCAGATACTCCATCCCACGTAGTGTAATTTCTTGCAAATGCGCCGTATGCGGGCAGATTAACGCCATTTCCTACCTTGTACTTATAGGAATGTCCCTCCTCAAGTGAAGGAGAAACCGTGATCTTTGTGTCCCCGCTTGCGCTTCCCGCAACGCTGGTTACGGTCAGTTCTTTAATCTCGCCATCGTCACCATCGTTGATAGTGCCGGTAGAAAGAAGATATACGGAATCCATATTTTCATAGGACGGAAGTAACGTCTCGGCAACTGTCGTTGTCGTCTGCATGGTTGTATCGTATGTGGTCTGTACCGCAACGGCTACACCAGACGGCAAGATCGTAATGTCAACATCTTTCGCTTCCATCTTTGCCAGTTCTTCCGGTGTCATACCAAAATATGTCTTGCCCAGTCTTCCCTCCGGAACAAAGGCTACAAATCCGTCCGGAACAAAGGCATGTGTTTTACCGGATTCATCCTTAAACTTTTTCTTGTAGACCAGAACTTCTACACCCGGGAAAATGTTGGAGATCAACGTCTTTGCGACATCAGCTGTCATCATGACATGCGCATTTGTATTCTGGGCAAGCAGCGCTTCCTTTACAGAATCACAAGCCATGAACAGATTCAGTTCTGCCTGCGACATAACCAGATACTTGATCGGTTCATCTGCATCCTCAATGATCTGTCGGATATCCTCAAGCGGCTTTGCCGTCTTGGTATTCGCCCACAGCTTCGGACCAGATAAATTTTTCCGGTTCTTTGCTGCCCATTCTCCATTCACATCATAATTGTACTGATACACAACGCCATCAGCCGCAATGTAAATAGACGGACCGCCAACCTCAGGAAAAAGGAGCTGCATTCTCATGCGTTCCGGCACCACGTCTGCACCATCCACAAGGGTTTTTGCATCGTTGAAAATATTCGCTAAAACATCCTTTACAAACGGGGATGTGCAATCGCTGAGTTTTGCCAGCTCAATGCGATCATGCTCGGAAACAACCATGCTCTCACGGAAGAACGCCATTTCCTCTTTGTTGATTCCGAAACCTTTTCTCGCCCGGATGGTTGCCTTTGCGTCAAAATTGCTCGGTGCCAAAGATACCGGCAATCCGTTTGCCGTCTTGATCCACTTCAAATCAATAGAAGCTCTTCTCTCATTCGGCCAGAACGCCTGACCAAGATACGGAATCGCGTTGCTCTTATCATTTTTTACATGAACCGCGATTGCTGCCGAATCATATACTTCACTAATCTTAATCATTCTTCATATCCTCCTTACTCAAACACGATCATTGGAAGTGCTGCTTTTGCCGTATCAGCAATTGCAGTACCATAATGCGCGGTAATTACGTCATTTCTGACATATGCCTTTTTCAAAATGGTTCCCTGCGGTCTGTCTGCGTAGACATCTTCTTTTAAAATGCCAATGCAGTTCTTGTCGTTCTTGATCACTCCGCCTGCGCCGATTGGCGCACCTGCCTTACATACGCCGTCCGTAAACGCCGTAGAATCCAGCGTAATCGGAATCGCTTCGAATCCCGGTCGCTTTAAAATCTGTACTTCATCGGCAACCGTTGATGTAGATACTTTCATTTCCTGAATAGCCATAAAATCTTACCTCCCTACTCTACTTATAAGCTCCAATAATGTCATCCGCGCCCTTGGCTTCAGATGCGCTCTCTTTTACCATTGTTTCTGCGAATTTCTCCGCTTCGGTTTTTGTTTCATCTCCGTTATCGCCATCTGCTCCCGGAGTCTTTGTTCCATCCAGATCCGCTTTTTCGCGCTCTTTGATTGCATTATCGCGGAATTTATTCATGGCAGATACATAAGCATTTGCCCGCGCCTGCGTATTTTCCACGGTATCAGCCACCATGCCCGGCAGTAATGCCTCGATATCCTTATCATCAATGCCGGCGCCCTTTAAGATTGCTTTTGCTTCTGACCGGAAGCCGTTTGCCGTCAAATCCGCATTCTGCTGTTGCAGCTCATCAATCTGTTTCTGCAGCTTTTCTGCATCGGAAAGATTCTGGCTCTGCAAATCATCAAGTTGAGTTTTGTATTCATCTGCTTTATCAGCCTTTTCCTTCAACTTGTCAGCCTTTTCCTTCTCTTTTACAGCTTCTGCATTAACATTGTTTAAATAGGCTGTAACCTGATCGTCCGCGGGAGATTCAACTCCAATTGTCTGTAGCTGTTTCTTCGCTTCTTCTCTTGATACCATAAATAAATCCTTTCTCCACTACGCTTTGATTTCGCAGGTTGCTCTGCTGTGGTTGCCATTTATCGCATGACTGCTATTTTTATAAAAAGACCTGAAATCACGGTCTAATTAACGGTTTCTAATTGAGTTTGCTGATTGTCATCATCTTTTTTTACGTATTTTGCGTCCAAATACGGTTTACTTTGCAGATACACTTCCTCCGGATCGGAAAAGAGGTTGCATACCTTAATGGCAACTTTGGGATCAACTCCGGCTTGTACCAAAATCTGATAAACTTGCGCTTTGACGTACATATTATCCATCTTGGAACGTGTGATCTTGATCTCGATGTCTTTAAGCGTCAAAGATGTCATTCCCTTGATTCGTAAAATGTTAAGCACAATCTTAATGCTCTCACGTTCCGACTTCTTATACATCGGCTCTGATAGTTCCGCCCGTTTCTCCGAGAAATAGAAGCCATTGCGCATTACAACAGCCTGCCCGGTATCTCCACCGGAATTTTCTTGTCTGTCCGGCATACCCTCGACAATAAGCATATTCTCATACAAATCATCCTTCGCGATCTGCGTCTGTTGCTGGTCAAGTTCAGAACTCATAATTTCTGCGTCTGCCTTGAGCCCGCTTCCGTTTGACTTTATCTTTATCGCCCCGGATTCACGCATTTTCTTGAATTCTTCATCGTCGACTTGGCAATTTAAAAATTTGATAAAGGATTGCACAAACTGTTCAATGCCATTCATTCGATCTGACTGCGTTTTGTTTATCGCGTCCAGAACCGTAATAACAATCTCCACGTCAGACAAACGATAGAAATTGTTTGGATATTCAACCACCGGAATTGATTTCATACCGTTCTTCCCGGAATCAGTTACTTTTCCAGCCATAACAACAAACCACTTGCGGACGGTATAAATGAAATAATACGTCTGTTTATCCTTATTCCTGCGAATCTGGCAAGAAAACAACGGTCTTTTACCGGGTCCGGAACTATATACCACAAATGTATTTTTCGGATCCTCCCTGTCGATTCCAAACGGAGATTCGTCTTCCGTGAAATTTTTGCGATTATAATGGAATTTATAGGAAGTACCACAGATAGCGCGATCTCTCGCCATCTCAATATCGACCTCTCCCTTACTTTCCATCTCGTTATAATCGTTTAAATCATTCAATTCGACCGACTTTTTTTCCTTTGTATTCTCGTCTGTCCCCTTAAGAACATACTGGACGGGTTCTCCGAAGTTCTCCGCGGCTTTGTGTTCAACAATTTCCAGCGCGTGATTTTCAACAACCTTGTTATTTACCTCCGGACGAACCTTTTTTACCCGGTATAGAATCGGCTGATCCCCTTTATAGTATCGTTCCAGATAATCAATCTCTCTTCTGTTTTTCCAATGAATAGATAGTGCTTTTCCAATTTCCTCTACCACATTTTCCGCGGTAATTTCTGATTCGTCACTATAAATCACTTGTCTGCCAAATGAATTTGAGCAAACTTCCAAAAACGAAACTCTGTTTTTATAAAAATCAAGCACTATTCTCACTTCCCTTGCAATAAAATAAGCCATCAGGAATATAACCCAATGGCTTTTCTTCATTTTCGACACTATCATAATATCATGAAACTATGTCCTAAAAATCTCACATTTTCTTATTTTGGTCTAAAAGATAGAAAAAGTATCTTCTCGTGTCGTAGAAAGCAGCCTTGCTGCATGGCATATTCTCACATGATATCAGATATGTAACGGGTACCTCGTAGCAAACCGCCTTGATAATGAACTGTGCAAGTTCCACATCTGCTTGTCTTGCCGTTTTCTCTATCAAGTCGCATTTGCTTTGCAATTCAGTACGTTTCATGGCAAGATCCCCAGTTGCGTCCGAATTGCTATGATATATCGGCATATCGGTAGTTTCCATACTTTTAACCGTATCATTTTTGAATTTAAGTTCATTTTTCCATTCCGGGTACTGTTCGCAGAATCCACATAATTCCTTGTATCGCTTCCCGGATATCCCATATCTTTCAAGATTCAAATTTCGCTTATTCATATATGCCTCCTAACTCAATGGGTTCTCTGCCGCGGTAGCTTTCCCCATAACTCCGCCATCAATCAATTGCAATAGCTGTACCAAACCATCCGCACTATCTTCATGCTCGTTTTGTCCTGCCTGCGTTATCATTCCGAGTTCTTCCATGGCAG